TCCATCTGGAAATACAATCGCACTAGAGATGGTCAAGTTACCAGTTACATAGGTATCTTTTTGGAAGTTGAAAGAGTTTCTATTGATAATACCTACAATATTGGCACTTGTTGTACCACCTGCAATAAAAACAATGTTTGCACCTAATGCTTCTGTACCTATAACAAGGTTTGCAGCCGAACCAGTATGTGTTGTTGGACCATGTGTATAAAGATAACCATCATGCGGTAACATTGCTGAGAAAGCTGTGTCATTGAAACCAGAATTGTTTAAACCTAGGTCAATATACCAGTTGTCATTGTCACCATCATCTGCTGTAATAATATAGTCTGCTGAACCTAATGGGTTTTGGTTCTCCATACTCATTTGAACATAAGATTTATCGATACCTGTAAACTGTGCAACCAAATTAGGCAAGGGTGTGGCACCTGAACCAACATACAGAATGTTATTGGCATACAATGAGGTACCAAAATTTTTGGCATTTAATTTTGTTGTCTGACCAGTATCAGAATCGACTGTAACGAAATACGATTTACCTGGATTAGGATTCAGGTTTGATGTTTCGGTCAGTTGAGAAATTTTTACATATGACATTTGTTATTATCCCAGTATAAGTGTGAGGCCATCTTCTGTTGTTAGAATGTTATTATTTTCAGTCCACAATTCAATAACCTCGAATGTTGTTACGTTTGAAGTTACCCAAATATTACTTGTGGCCACATTTCTAGTTACTGTTATGTATCCGTTGGCTCCATTAGCACTTGTTAAGATGGTATTGAATACATTAATTGTAGGATAACGACTAGATTGTGTAATCTGTGTAACGTTTGAGGTATTTCCATTAAACGTTACAATACTTCCTATTTTAATATAATCACTTGGATAAACAACCGTGTCTCCAGTTGCAATACTCCATGTATTTGTTGTGGATGTAATATTTATCGAATTTGTTCCATTGGTTGCACGACCAATAGCAACATTGGGTACAGAAGTAATCCAATTGTCTTGCATAACAATGGTATTATTACCAACTACACGAACCACTTTAGATGCGAAAGAAGTTCCTGTTGGTGGATAAATTGTGATATAAGAGTTTGGTGTAATTACGTTTGCAACGTTTGCACCAGATAAATTAGTAAATATAATTGTGTTTGAGAAATTGGTATTAGCAATATTTGCAGTAAAGTTTGATAGACCCAATAGAGTTGACAACGGGTTATAATTTAGTTCTTGTGAATCAATATCTGTATCAATATAAGTTGTGTTATCTAATTTATTAAATGTTTTGTAATGCAAACCTGATGGATGCAAGAAACTTAATGCAGTATTCTTGTATTCTTCTAGTGCCTTTTGAACCTTTAAGAAGTATGTGTATTCATTGAAATCATCATTCTGTAATATAGAAGAACCAGATGGTTGACCATCAGAATTTAGATAATGTCCTTGACCATATTGTAAACCTTGACTGAAGTTAACAACAGGTCTAGCTAAACCATTACCATAAATTTTCTTACCTAACGTGTAGATTCCAGTATTTGATAATGAAAGTTTTAGGTTGGCACCTATCAAGTTGTTACTTCTCAATACAATTAAATTGGCGGTCGTGTTGACTACATCACTACTATATTCGTAAAGTCTTATGTTGTAGTTTGAATATAATGGATTAGTGTTTGTTTGATATAGAGTTACACTATCTACATATGCCAGAAATATTGTATTGCCGCTGATGTTATCATTATTTGTTTGAATGATTTTATCACCAGGTAAAAGTGGAGTATTAATATCATAGTTATAAGCCAAAATATCGGCAACACGTAGTGACGCAGACGGTCTTGTTACATAGTTTGTACCATAGTTACTGATAGCAATTGATTGAACTTGGCCAAATATACTAAGTGTGGTTGATAATACACCGTCCGCACCAAAATTTCCAGGAATTCTTAGTGTCGCACCAGTACCTGTTGTTGAGTTGGCCACAGGCGTTGGTATTTGTGTGTAACCTAGTCCACCTAATGGTAATACTGCTGCAGTATTGGCATATCTATATGATACACCGGTGATTGAACCTGTACCACTTACACTAGAGATATAAGCGTTTGCACCAAATCCATTACCATTAATAAAATCAATTTTATCACCTACAACATATCCTACACCACCAACATCAATTATGATTGGTGCTAGTATACCTAAGTTTTTAAACTGATGTTTAACATTATCTGCGGCAGTATAAGTTCCAAATGCATTAGCTGATGGTGATGTGTAATTAAAACCTGGCGATAAAATACTTAGGTTCGCCATACCAGCTGTGGTTAAATTTGGGAACGTTAAAATTTGATTTAATGCAACGTTTGCAGTCGTAGTACCAACATTAGGAAAAGTAAACGTTTGATTGAGTCTAATATTTTGTCTGTTTGGTGCATTTGTATCATCTTGAATAGTATCATTACAAACCCACAAAGCAACTACTGAGTTAGCATTAAGTGACGATACTGCTAGTACGGCATTTTCTCCAGAAACATCGTCAATAATAATATCAGTATTAGATATTCTGTAACCACTACCACCATACAGCACTCTAACTGAATTGATAGAAGAACCACTTACCGTGCCTACTGTAGCAGAAGCTCCAACAGCATTATTGACAGTAGGATCCAATCCACCATAGAAAACAACAGGATCACCAACAGCATATGCTGCACCAGTATACAACGGGTCTATTGAGACTGAAGATAAAGTTCCTGCAATCTTAGCTGTAACAGTATTGCCGCTGAATAAAACATTATTACCAAAACTATCAACAACACGAATAGTTTCACCCGAAATAAATGGCCTGTCAACAGAAGAAACAACTATACTTGTTGAATCAATACCAAAATTTACCTTTTCAATAACTGCATACGCAAAAGAAGTTTCACCAAAAACTTTATAGCCTTCTGTTCCAGCCCACACACCTTTACCACTAGTAAGATTGAGTGATTTTGTTACCAACCATTTACCATCAGATGGTTTTAAAACATAATCTTTACTGTTGTATAATTGTAAATCGGTATTGTATAATACTCTGAATAAAAATTCGTAAGAAGCCGGTGTTCCTTTTGTCCTGTATATATCTTTAGATATTTTAATTAATTTTCTTTGGTCAACTAAAGAACCTTGAGGAAAAAATGTTAAAAATTCATTGATATAATACTGCAAGAATGAATCCATTGTAGTATCGATATCATAATCGTCTGGTATCTTTTTAGATTCATACAAAGCCCCACCTTGTTGTTCCATCCACTCATAGTATGCTTTTAAAAATAAAACAAAATTGGAATAATTTACATCATCCCTAATGAACTCAGGAAGTTGTGATGGAACTAATAAGGATGTTTTTTTATTATAAGCCATTACTTTACTTTGCAGTTACATTAACTATTACAGATGTAACATCTGAAGAATCTAAAGTTAAAATTTTATTGAAACTTGAACTAACAAAACGTTCAGCGGCAAGGGCATTAACTCTATAGTAACCATCTGAACTATTGATACTATATGGTTGGAAGTTAGTTAGTGATACAATACCTTTATCGAAATCTACAGAACCGGCATCTTGTACGAGTATGTTTTTAATTGAATTATTAAAATAATAACTTCTTAATTTACTATAGTTTTCTTTGAGCGTTGCTGTTGCAGCTGCACCAGTTCCAGTAGAATCTGTTATTGCAACAAGTGCTTGTGTATAATTTGAACCTACATCCGTAATTACAATACCAGAAACTATACCATTAATTGTGGTCGCATAAGCTTTAGCACCTGTACCATCACCGTAAATAGTTACAGTTGGATTAGTATAGTTTGAACCACCATTTAGTAGAATTATTTCAGATAGAGAAGTTGAAGAATCATTTCTTTCTTCAAAGTAAACTATAGGATAATAATTTGCATTTACATCATACTGAGAGAATGAAATTGGAAAAGTTATAGATTGATTTGTAGCTCTTTTTAATGGATTATTATACTCTAAATTATAATCTTTACCATTTATCAATTGTGGAAGTATTCTTCTTTGTAATGTAACATCAAAGTCAACACCAACAATAGATTTGTTTAAGGATTGTATATACAAAATCAAATTGGCCACATTGAAAGTGGAATTAAAAGTATTTAATGTACTATTACAATAATCAATTACACCTTTTTTGACCAAATCTTGTATTTGAACTGAAGTCAATGTTGTTTTCTTAGCATCAAATTGGACATTTGAAGTTAACAATAAGAAAATATAATCAGGAGAAATAAGTTCAGGTGTTATCGTCATCATTGAATATGGTTTAATAACATCATTAATCAATATATTCTTTTGTGCTTCTGATAGACTATATCCACCTGATGGTTTAACCGAGATTAGAATTTTACCAAATTGTGGTGGTGTGGTTTCTTCTCCACCCCATACGTTGACAGCATCCAAAGCAATACCATATTGGTTCTGTTGTATAATAGTGATATAGTCATCTTTTGTGACTGCTCTCTTTTGTGTTGCATATGCTTTTGGTGCTTGGAATTTAATTGAGTCTATTGATTCTTTATCTTTTCCACTAAGAGCTGGTAAAGTTGGATTAACGATGATTGCACCAACAGAACCAATACTATCTAATAGTGTAAAACTATTTGCACCCTCACCTGCTTTACCTTTTGTAGAAATATATGAAACATTAATTATGTTTCCATCAGATAATTTTTTACCTAGAATGTTATCACCAAAATAAATTTGAAAGAATCCTTTAGTGTCTTCTTGTAAGAAATAAACTAAACTAGATGAATTCAATGCAGTATAATCATCTGCAAGTGTGTATGTATCGATTGATGTGTTTGTTGCAGATTCTTGTACTGTCACCAATAAAGATGAAGTATCTATGCCCTCATCTGGTATTTCATATGTCAATGTAGGATTAGCAGTCAAGTCCACAGTAAATTCATTTGTGTTGTAAATACCTTGTTTCAATTCCACATCCATAAATGTGGCAATTTGACTGGTAGTATTGGTATTGACAGTCATTGAATCGGTTGTCAAAAATGTATAGTTGACACCATCGATGGCTTCAGAAATGAACCTTGTATATTGTGGTAAAGTTAAAGAAGATGCCGCAACACTATAAACGTTCATATTAATTTTTGCAGTCGGCGCAATTGCAGAACGTGGTGTATAGCCTAATGTTTTTGCATGAGAAACAACAGAACTTCTTTGAATTGCAGAATCCAAAAACATTTCATTGGCTACCATGTTTAGGTAATACGCATTATATTGAGTGTTGTATGTAAGAACATCTAATAAATTTGAAAGCGCAGAACCACTATAGTCATAGTCTTTAAGTACGTTTTGACCTTGTAAATAGGTAATAAAGTTTGACTTTAATGTACTGAAGTCAAGGTCAGCAAGTTGGATATTAGTATTTGATGCCATTTATCGATTTCTCTCTAATAACAGATTAACAGCTGTTGGTTGTGTATTGTTTCCTATAAAGAATGTCACTCTTACAAAGAAAGCATTGTTGTCCGGTAACGCATCGACCTGAATTTCTTCAACTTCAGCTCTAGGTTCAAAGTTATTTAAAACATTCTTTATTTCTACCTCTATTGCATTTGCAGTAACAGATGATATAGGTTCAAATAGTAGTGCGTTGATGTTAGAACCAATTTCTGGTTGAAACGGTCTTTCATAGAAATTTGTCAGTAAAAGATTGCGAACAGAACGGATCACCGCTTGGTCATCGTAACTAAGCGCAATGTCACCTTTACCAGGTTGTCTAGTAAAGGTTAAATCTATATCTGAGTATATTTTTTTTAAGGTTGCCATTGTTTATTTATTAAGCATAGGAGTAAAATGACTTTTTTGGTTCTTGGAAAGCGCCGGAAAAATTCTTGGGCCGGAACGAAAAAATTCGAATTTTTGAATTAACCAGCTGGAACTCCACTATTACCAGTACCGCCGCCGTTGGTGTGTACGTGAGTATTAAGTGAACCAACACCTGATGTTGTCACATCAGCACCAGTTATTTTACCAACCACAGTCTCATAACCACCAATTGTTGAATTTCTTGTAAGCGCAAAATCTCTCAAACCAACAAAATCCAGTTGAGCCTGAATGTTCTTTGCACTTGATATATTGCCTTGGTTGAGGATGTTGCCTGTACTCTTAAAATCACCTACATGGTTAATATCACCAACAAAATTAAACGATTTTGCTTGTGCAACCATGTCTCCACCAACTTTCATTACTAGATTACCTGCAATTTCAAGTTCTATCTCTCCATCCACCTGTGCTTTTACGTTCCCTTTGATATACAACTTTAAATTACCTTGGGTAGACTTATTTTCATTACCCATAATGTAAATTTGATTGTCTTTAAGTATAATTTCAACATTATCATTCATAATCTTTTCGGTCTTTGAACCATCTGGATGAACCTCAAAGAACGTACCAGTTCTGTGTGATAATGCCACTCTTTCTGCACCTGGAGTATCATCCATCTCAAATGAATGACCAGATTCACTCACTTTTGCATTATTATATGGATATTTTGGATCATACGGAGTAACGGGTTGTGAAAATTCATTATTTTCATTAACGACACCTTCAAGTATGTCACCTTTTTTGTCATAATTTGACTTGTTTTTTACAATTTCAGTCAAAGCACCTAATTGTTTATTTGACTGAGAAAGTGCTTGTTCTAGTTCTGCTGCTGTTGACATTAATTATTCCCCGCTTTTACTGCAGCAACTCTTGCATTAACTGCTGCTGTCATTTGTTTTTTATATTTTGTTGTAAAACTATACAATGTTGTAAAAACTGTTGGATCATTACTAGATTTCTCTATTTCACCACTTAATTTATCCCATTTCGCCCAAACAACTTGTTCTTTTGCCACAAATGCTTCAAATTGTTCATATGTGACACATTTATCTAATTCCGCTAATAATTCTTGTGTTTCTTTTTTAACCAAATCTTGATACAATGTTATAGAATTTTCGAATGATTTTTTTTGTGTACTACTTGTTTGGTCTAATGGAACTTGGTCTGGTATAGGATTAGGTGCAACCGTGTTAACTAATGGTGCAGGCGCCACGGCCGATAAGTTGGCTTTTGGTGTTGCAGCTGGTTTACCATCAGGTGGTCTTGGAAATCCAATATCAGCTAAACTAGGCAATTTTCTACGTAAACGTTCAGCATTTGTTCTATCCCAAACAATCGTGTCACTTCCTGTATATTTTAAATCTTCATCTTTAGTGTTCTTATACAAACTAGTTTCAAAACTGGTTATAGAACCAGTTAAACTGCCGGCACCACCAACTTCTAAAATAACAGGTGTTTGTGTATTAACATTTGAAGGCGTTAAACCAGATAATTTTTTAGATATTTCGTCTGCAATATTTCCTGCTTCACTATTTAATTTATCCAAAGACTTTGCAGAAGATGCTTTAGCTTTTGCTGCAGCAGCTTCAAATTCTACCTGAGCTTCTGCAACTTGTGCAGAAACAGCTTTCTTTGCAGCTGCACCTTGTTCAGCGAGTTTACCACTTACAGCTTTAACTTCACTTAAAATAGTTGATATAGCGGATTGTGGGTTGCCAGATAAGTCTCCTTGGCTTTGCAATTTTGAAGCGATACTGTCACCGGTTTCTTGTAGTGTTTGTAATAATGGAGCTGTACTTGTTTGAACTTTTCCTAATAAATTCTGTGCAGTTTTTGCCGCATCACTTGCAGCTGGTTGTATATCTTTAGCTAATTGTTGTGCTGTAGGTACTAGAGCTTCTAATTTTGGTGGAACACCTTGTAATGTTGCAGCTGCGCCTTGAGCTGCACCTGCAACTTGTGTTGTTAAACTTCTAGCTTCAGGTCCAGTAATTCCTTTTGTTGTTTCTAAAAATCTTTGTACAACTGCTTCTGGTGGATTGCTAGGATTATTGACCGCTAATTTGTTGACAGTTGAAAAACCTGCTGTTTCTGGATTTCTACTTGCAGGTTTACTATTAGTTACAGTACCAGAACCATCATTTTGTGCATTTACGTTTGCAGGTAAAGATGGAGAAGTTAATAACTCACCAGAACTTCTTGTATCTTGAAAACCTTTTTGTGGTGTATCAGAGCCTGTGAATCCAGTTTTGCCTGGAACACCAGGAATTACACCAAAATATGCGGGCGCCTGACCTGATGGACCATCAAAGAAAAATCCAACAACATAGTCACCTTCTTTAGGTGTAGTAAAGGTAGTTGCATTATTTGGTGGTAAAACCGGTTGTGCCCAAGGTAAATCATCTGTTGGTATCAAAGTTAAATCATCTGTGTGCCAACCAAATATTCTAATTTTGCATCTGCCAATATTGAGTGGGTCTTTACGGTTTTCAACAACACCCATCCACCAAACAAAACCACTTTGTCCTAAAAAGTTATTTTTTTCAACACTTGAGTTCATATAACACCTTTTGCACTATTTTTCCAAATTGTAGATTCTTTAGGTGTTGTGTACTCATTAGTTGCACTATCCTTCACAATTTCCAATACAGAATAATATTCATCTATTTTTATTGTATGTTTTACGGCAGTAATTAGATATTTACCTGAATAAAATTTATCCAATCCTTTTTTCGAAGGACTCATTGATAACAAATTAAATTTTATTGTTTGACCTACTGTAGCACCTGGATCACCATTGATAGTTAACTTAATTCTATTATAGTTTGCTAACGACAATTGAGCAGTTCTATTCGGAATATATGTTTCAATAAAAATTTCGTTTGCAACTGAACCAGGTTTTCTATTCAAAAATGTATTTGTGTTATGGCCTTTGTTTGTTGTTGCCATTTTCAATACAGCCTGAGGCGTTTGATAGATTGTATCACCTCTTCTATTTTTTACATCATTTACAATACCATACTTATTCAATGTGGTTGATTGTTTATTATATTCTTTGTAGTTAAAATTTGTTATATGATAGGTTTGTAATAATGGGTCTATTGATATCAATTGATTTGCAAATAAACCTGAATTGATTGCATCTAGCGTATCAAAACCATTATCAAATTCATATGCAAGTACCGCAAAATAATGTTGTTCTTGTGTTTGAGTTTTAGAGTCTATATTTTTTGGTGCATAAGTGTATGTTCTATAAGTTTCTTTTTCAAAAAGAGATTGTAAAGAAACAAAATTGAATCCTTCTTTGTTCTCAAAAAATACCATATCTGCGCCAGGTTTTCCTGTTGCAGGTTTTGCATATGTAGATAACCAATTTATTGCTTCGAATGGTTTAAATGTTGGTACAACAAAACTATAGATACCATTTGTTTTCTGTATGTTAACAGGTTTATTTTTTGGAATATTCAAATAATTTGGCCCACAAATATCCTGAATGATACTCGATATTGTTCGCCCATTATAAGATTTACTTATTTTATATTGTTCGGATAACAATAATTCTTCCGAACAAAAATGTAAAACGTAAGCTTCTGTTTGTAAATTACCCACAAGGCTACGCAATGACATTTTAAAAACACGGAATATCATATCAACATCAAATGCAGTACTTTTTGAACCTTTGGTAAAAGTCAGACGCAAATATTCATTACCAATTAATTGGAATTTTTCAATAAAACCTTGTGCATCCGCCACTACTAAATTTCCTGTTACTGCATTTGCAAATACATCTTCATAATAAGACATTTCAACCAAAATAGGTTTTAAATCAAACGTACCTGCAGCTGTCAATAATGTTAAATTTTTAAGTGTAAAATCACCAGGAAATCTCATTCCTGTTTGTGCTGTTGCTATACTTTGTGTTGCCATATTAACTATTCACCAAATAATTAAATTGTTCTTCAAATTGTCCTACATAAACAGAATTCATAATTTTAATACTTCTTTTTTTCTCATTCTGTTCTTGTTCCCAATCATAAATTGAGACAATTTCTTTACCTGTCTCAATAGTAACAAATGAATTATTGTTCCATCTTGTTGGTGGAAATTCAACCGTTTCTGTTCCAGTAATCAAATTAATGTAAGTATCATAGTCTACCACATACTTGTCTGTGGTAGTGTTACTAGTATTTGAGTCTGTGGTCATTATAATTTTACGATACTCATAACTAGTCGCTTGAGTGTAAGCAAGTGTTTCCATATTTGCTGCTGCCGCCTCTACTGAATACTTATCTTCAATGTATGCATTGAATTGTGAGTATGTAAGAGGCCAGTCCCATTGCGGATCTAAAATTTGATTTGCAAATAACACTATCCAATATCTATATGGATCTTCATAGTATTTCGATGCAATGATTTCTGGAGTATCACCTTCTTGTATGTCATATTCATAATAAAGTGCAGGATTATTCAATAACTCTGGAATAACAGAAACTCTTGCAAGTAGATTGATTGCAGCAATTTTGTTGCCAGTTAAATCATCTCTTGCAATTACTGGTAAAGATTCAAAATATTTCATTATCGAACCTCTTTCTTCTTCAATTTATCACGATGAATAATATCCATTTCTTTGAATGTCAATGTCAATTTTGTTTGTACAGGTGCGCCATCCATATGTGATGCCCAACCATTCGGAGCATAATCAACATTCATATCTTCCAACACACATTCACCAACTTTGTATAAATTCTCATTGTCAGCAGAACCACCTCCTGGTAACAAAGGTGCAATCATTGATCCAATTCCACCTAAACTTCCCAATGCGGCTGATAATATACCCATAACACCACTTGGTGGTCCAGCAAATTTAAAAGCAATTTTAAAAACAGACGGCATCGTAAAATATTGTCCTTGGCCACCACCTGCAGCACCTACAAGACCAGGTGACATATGATAAGTAAACATATCAACAATTTTCTTTACGGATTGAGCTTCATCTCTGGATTTTGGTGTAAACATAAATTCCAATTGAAATGTTCTAAGTCCAATACCTTTAAAAATCAATTGCATTTGCGGATTTAATGCATAACCACCTGCTCTCAATAAAATATCACTAGCACCTTGAGTTTTTACTACCTTATCAGCTAACTTACCAGCTACTTCAAGCCCAGCTGGACCTGTTATTAAATTTTTAGCTGTTTCTTTGAAACCGCCTGTTGCGGCCTGAGTGACAGCATCCAAAGCTGTTTGTGCAATTCGACCAGCGACACCCGCACCCTCAGTAAAACTGAATTCTTGATATCCAGCATTGTATTGCATATTAAGTGAATCTGGCATATATAATGAAATGGTTGCTGCATTTTTTGATATTGGAGGCTTAAGTGCAGCTGTAACAGATTCTTTTAATTCACCAGTAATAGCATCTAATGTCTTTAATTTTTTTTCATCTGTATTGAGTGGTTCTATTTCAAAGATTGAAAAAACTACTGAGTGTGCTCTGGTTGGATTATTTGCAAGGTCAGCTGGATATTGTAATAAATCTGACCCACCTTTACCAAATAGTTTACCCAGCGGACCTTTAAGTAATCCGCCAGGTATAGCAACACCACCAATTGACGTTGGGATTGAAATTATCGCCATGAGTTAACTTTCGAAACGTTTTGAATATAGATATTTATATGGCTTACTCCGGATACTACAGACCTAAAAATCCCCAAAAATATATGGGAGATTATAAAAACATTGTTTATCGTTCCTCATGGGAATGTAAAGTTATGTCATGGTTAGACAATAACCCAAGCATCGTAAATTGGGGTTCAGAAGAACTTATTATACCCTACAAGTCACCGGTTGATGGCAAGGTTCATCGTTATTTTCCAGACTTTGTTGTTAAAGTGCAATCAAAAGATGGAAAATTAAGAACTATGATACTTGAAGTTAAACCAAAAAGACAAACACAAGCCCCAAAACAACAAAAACGAATTACCAAACAATATATCAATGAAGTTACAACATGGGGCGTAAATCAAGCCAAATGGAAAGCTGCTACTGATTTTTGTTTGGACAGAGGTTGGGAATTTAAGATACTGACTGAAGACCATTTAGGGCTCAACTAAATACTCCCATGATTTCAAAACTAACAAAATTAACTCAGGAAAGATCCGCTTTAGATTTGCAGAGATTTTCTAATCAATCTATCAAATGGTACCAAAAGAAGATAGAACAATTAAGAAACCCCTCTACAATATTTAGCCAAATTTCCAAAGAAGAATCTCGCCACAGAGAAAAATTTTCTCTTGGACGCCTTTATCTTTTCTCATATGACCCTAAAACTAAAGAAAACTTGCCATATTATGACATATTCCCTTTGGTATTGGTATTAGAAAAAGATGGCAACAGTTTTTTAGGTTTGAACCTACATTACTTGCCACTTAAATACAGAGTGGTATTTCTAGACAAGTTACTTGACCTAGCGCAATTGGACACAAATGGTGATATTAAACGAGTCCAGGTCACCTACGACATTTTAAGCGCCTCCAAGCGTTTTAAAGAGTTCAGGCCATGCATTAAACGTTATCTCCTAGACCATGTTAAATCAAAGATACTTGCCGTCCAACCCGATGAATGGGAAACTGCGGTATTCATGCCATTTCAGCATTTTAAAAAGGCACCGGCAAGAAAAGTTTGGGAAGATTCAGTACAAGAAATAGGGAAAAATTAAATGGCAGGCAATATAAATCAATTTAAATCCAGTTTTAAAACTGACATTGCGAAACCGAATAGGTTCGATGTTAGTTTTCCTGTGCCTTTAACTCTTATTGTATACCGAAACATTGCACAAACATTATCGTTGCGTTGTGAAAACGCAGAACTTCCAGGTAGAACTATTGCTACTATGGAACAAAAAATTTATGGACCGACTGAAAAGTTTCCATATCAAAGCTCGTACAATGATGCAAATTTCACATTCATCGTAAGTGATAATATGCAAGAAAAAGAGTTTTTTGATTCGTGGATGGAATTAATCAATCCTTCCACTAATTATAATTTTAAATATAAAAGTGATTATTGTACAACAATTTCTGTAAATCAATATGATGTGAAAAATGAAAAATCATATCAGGTTGATTTGATAGAAGCATATCCTATTGCAGTAAATCAAATGGACCTAGATTGGTCAAATGATGGTCACCACAAATTAACAGTTACATTTGCTTACACATTTTGGAAATCCAACTCTCTTGTTGGAAGTCTCAAGGCAGCTGCAACTGCTGGTATTGGTGCTGTAATCGGTGGGTTTGGTGGATTACCTATTTAATTAATGAGGAGAAAATATTATGGCTTTGCCAAAAATTGATACGCCAATTTATGAACTTGAATTGCCTATTTCAAAGAAAAAAATTAAGTTTAGACCGTTTCTTGTAAAAGAACAAAGAAATCTTTTGATGGCTATGGAAGCAGATGATGCTGAAACCATTGAAAGAAACATTAAACAGGTGTTGATTAATTGTACGATAGAACCGGACAATATTGATTTTGATGCTTTACCAATTATTGATGTTGAGTATTACTTCATTAACCTACGTGCAAGGTCTGTAGGTGAAGTTGTTGAGAACAAATATCGTTGCAACAATGAAGTTGATGGCACAGAATGTGGTAACATTATGGAAGCAAATATTAAACTTCTGGATATAAATGTTGAAATGGATGAGAACATTAAAGATGAAATCCAAATCAACGATAAAATTGTTGTGAAATTGAATTATCCAAAGTTCTCAGTTATTAAGAGAGCAACTAATGTTTCTTCTGCTGCTCAGTTGGCATTAGACATGGTTGCCGAATCAATTGAATACATTTATGATGGTGAACAGTTCTATTATGCAAGAGATACTGACCCTGCCGAATTAATTGAATTCGTTGAATCATTGAGTGAAGAACAGTTTTCCAAGATGGAACAATTCTTTGACCATATGCCTACTCTACATAAGAAGGTTGATATGGATTGCAGTAAGTGTGGATTCCACCATGAAATTGAAGTGGAAGGGCTCGAAAGTTTTTTCGGCTAATATTTTGTTATGACAATCTGAAGAATTATTATCAGACAAACTTTTCGTTGATGCAACACCATAAGTATAGTTTGTCTGAGTTGGAATCTATGATACCTTGGGAAAGGGATATCTACGTTGCTATGTTGATTCAATTCATTGAAGAAGAAAACGAAAAAATCAAACAGAGAAACGCCGAAAGACGTAGATGAACCCAAAAGATAAAGCTTCACCAGTAAAAAAGACCGGCTTAGTGTCTAGGCTTTTTTCGTCTGCAAAATCCACAACAACCGACATGATGCCTGAGGGTAAACAATCGTTGGATGATTCTTTGACAAAACTTTATAAAATGTCAAAGAAAAATATTGCTGAAGAAAAAAAGATTGATGAAACTTTTAGAAGTTTTGAGAAAGTCAAAGAAAGAGAAAAAACAAGAAGACACAACGAGTTTGTAAAAGTTCTTTCTAATATATTAAAAGATAAAAAATCTGTATCTAAAACTTCTGCAAAAACTTCTACACAAGCTAAAGAGAGTACTGGACTTCCTAAAATTCCTGGAAAAGGAAAAACTCCTGGAACACCAAAGACACAGCCAGCAAAGACTGAAGCACCTGCACCTAAGACTCAAACACAAACATCTCCACCAGCACAATCACAGCCTGTACCTAGACAGTCTACACCTAAAGGTGAAACTTTACCACCAGCACCAAAACCAGGTGCTCAAGCAACACCAAAAACACAAACATCTCCACCAGCACAATCACAACCTGTTCCTAAACAACAGTTGCCTAAAGGTGAAACTTTACCACCAGCACCAAAACCAGGTGCTCAAGCGACACCAAAACCACAGACTCAAACGCCAGCACAATCACAGCCTGTACCTAGACAGTCTACACCTAAAGGTGAAACTTTACCACCAGCACCAAAACCAGGTGCTCAAGCGACACCAAAACCACAGACTCAAACACAGACTCAACCACAAACACAAACATCTCCACCAGCACAATCACAGCCTGTACCTAGACAGTCTACACCTAAAGGTGAAACTTTACCACCAGCACCAAAACCAGGTGCTCAAACACAACCAG